ACCGAGAACCATGACCACGATCCAAGACCTCATCGAGACCCTCCAAGAGTTGGTCGCCACCGGCACCCCCGAGGACGCCCCCGTGACTGTCGCGTTCCAGCCGACCTACCCGCTGGAGGCCGACATCGCCAACGTCACCCTCGTCAACGGCGAGGTCTACATCGCCGCCACCGAGACCACCACCTACGGCCCCACCGCCGCGTGGGACGACAGCCTCATCTAGCCCCGAGAGGAACCACGACCATGACCAAGATCACCCAGCCGACGTACATCGTCACACTGACCGACGCCGATGTGCGGCTGCTGCGCGCCGGGCTCGCCGCCCACAGCATCGCCCTGGAGCCGTACACCGACCGCTCCCGCCACGACACCACCACCGCCCTGGAGGCGAAGTCGCAGCAGCGCAACTGCCGCGACCTGTCCGAGCGCCTGGGCCGCATCCTCACCCCGAAAGGAGCCTGACATGACCACCCAGACCATCACCCGTGAGCACCTGCTCGATCTGCTGTCGCGGGTGACCGACACCAGCATCGCCGACCTCACCGACACCGGCCAGGGCGCCGGGGTCTACACCGGCGCCGAGTGGGCCGAGCGCGGCGAGGACTACGGATCGGACGCGCTGTTCGTGCTCGTCCACGACGGGGGGCCGCTGGCCCCGTACTGCAACTGGGACTACTGCGCCTACCGCGCCATGGACGACCTGCGCGACGCCCTGGCCGCCGAAGGGGTCTACGCCGAGCAGTGCACCTCGTGGTACTCCGCGATCTACCCGATCCACCCGGAACCGGAGATGATCGTGCGCTCGCCCGAGCCTGCCACCCTGGGGCTGGCCGCCGCCGTGTTCGCCGTGAACGACGCCGCCCTCGACGGCCGGATCAGCCGCGACGAGCACGCCAAGGCCCTGTGCGGGATCGGCGTCGCCCTTGAGGTGCTGCACCTGTCGTGGGACGACCTCGACGCCGTGAAGGGAGCCTGAGATGACCACCCTGACCGCCCCCGACTACTACACCCACTGGCAAGCCCACTGGGGTGCCTGGCTGCGCGAGCACCTCAGCGCCCGGGGCGTCACCCAGGGCGCGCTGGCCGAGGCCATCGGCGCCAACCGGGGCACCGTGCAGCGCTGGTGCACCGGGGCCAACCACCCGTCGGTGACCGCCGTGCTGTCCGTGGCCGACGTGCTCAAGGTCGACCCGGCCCAGGCGATGGCCGCCGCCGGGTATCTGAGCCCGCCGACCGGCGGCCCGGTCGAGTTCCACGTGGTGTGCGACAGCGCCACCGAGGCCGCCTTCGTGGCCGACGTGCTCGACGCGCACCGCCGGGAGTGCACCAGCGCCTAGACACGACAAACGGCCCCCGCCGCCTTCAATCGAGGCAGCGGGGGCCGTGTCGTGGAAGCCCGTCGGGTAAGTGCGCTAGAACCGGGCGTGCCGGGCGATCCACGCTGGCGCGTGTGTTTGCACGTGGAACCAGCCGCACCCGGCTACCGCCGGCTCTTGGGCTTCAGCCAGCACCGGCTGGGGGGCCAGGGGCGCCCCGTGTCGGTCATCTGGGAGTACCGGCTCAGGCCGGTGATCCAGCCCCGGTGCAGGCTGAAGTGCAGGTGCAGTCCGGAGGTGTTGCCGCTGGTGCCCATCCGGGCGATCCACTGCCCGGCCTTGACCCGCTGGCCTTTGCGCACCCGTACCGAGCCCTTGCGCAGGTGCTGGTAGAACGCGCTGCGCTGCTTGCCCTTCTTGGTGCGCCAGCCCAGGATGATCCAGTTGCTGGGCATCCCCGAGTAGCGCTCGGGCGGGTGGTCGGACTCCCCGTCGTGGCAGTCGAGCACCACCGCGTCGCGCACCGCGTACAGCCGCGCGTAGCGCCACAGGATCGGGGCGATGTCCATGGCCCAGTGCGGCCTGCCCGTCGAGTAGTACGCCCCGGCGGTGATGCGGAACGGCCCCTTCAGCGGGGCGTGGGCGTGGCGGCGCCACCTGCGCTTGCGGTTGGCCCAGATGCTGCCTGCGGTCACCGGCATGGCGCTACCACCTCTCCGGTTCCTGCGGCTCGGAGGGCGGGGCGAACTCGCCCAGCCCCTCCAGCCGGGGGTCGGCCACCGGGGTGACCCTGCCGCGCGTCCAGACCACGACGGCCGCGATGGACGCGACGTCGACGAACGCCAGCAGGGCGGCCTCCTGCGGGCCGGTCAGCGACCAGCCGAAGGCGACCGCCAGGTGCACGGCCGCGACGATGGCGGCCACCACGGCACCGCGCACGGCCAGCGGTTCACGGGTGATGGTCATGTGTCCTCCTCGGGAGGGTCGTCGGGGGTGGAGTAGTGGTCTGCGCGCCGCCAGTGGCGGCCCCTGGGCAGCACCCAGTCGATGAGTCGCACACCCAGTACGAACAGCAGGCCGACCAGCCCGCCGTCGGTGAGGTCATTACTCGGCCACGGCATGGGTGCGCCGCCGATCCTGAAGCCACAGCAGGGCGGCCAGCAGCGCCCAGCACACCGACATCCAGCCGAGCAGCGACCACCAGTCGGTGTCGGCGATCACGATGGTGCCCAGGCAGGCCCACGTCCAGGCGGCGAACAGCAGCCCGGCGTGCAGCGCCCGCCGGTTGCTGGCCCACCACCCGCCGGTGAGCAGCCCGACGGTGAACCAGGCCGCGGCCGCGATCACCAGGCCGCTGGGGCCGTCGAGCAGGCGGCTGAGCGTGGTGACCCCTGCCAGCAGGCTGGCCCCCAGGATGGCGGTGACCAGCGTGAGCACGAACGCGCCGGGGCGAACCGGACGGCCGAACGCGCGCCACGCCGTGGGCCGCAGCGCGTTCACCCGGCCGACCCGTCGGCGTTGACCCACGCCGAGCCCGTCCAGAACTTCGGGCGGTTGCTCGTGGTGGAGAAGTAGGAGGCGCCGACCGGCAGGTTCGCGGTGGTGCGCTCACTGTCGGCGGCCGGGCGCAGGCAGTCGAACCCGAGGTAGACCGAGTCGACCTTAGTGCGCCAGTTGGAGCCCACGAGGTGCAGCGAGTTGGCGGCGGTGTTGGCCACCGTCCAGTTGGCGGTGAACACCGAGTGGTAGACGTCCTCCAGCCACAGCATGTAGTAGGGGGTGATGACCCCGCCGCCACCGTCGTCGGCCTGCCCCCACGTGATGTGGTTGCCCACGAACATCATGTGGTCGGCCTGCACCACCTTCACGCCGGGCACCTGCACACCCGCCGACTGGTCGCCGCCGCCGTCGCGGGCGAAGTTGCAGCCGAGCACGGCCAGCGACGTCACGTAGGTGCCCCCACCCCGGTTGCCCTGCACCAGCAGGCCCGGCCCGGAGTTGGCATCGGTGGACACCTGCACGAGGTCGATGTTCACCGAGTTGGTGATGCGGACGCCCGGGGCGTTGGTGTTGCGGTTCACCGCTGGGACGCCCGGGGTGGAGCCGGTGCGTTCCACTCGGGTGCTGTTGATGCTGAGCATCCCGTTGCGCGAGGTCGAGTCCAGGCAGATGCCGCCGTTGAGGTTGTAGTAGAACTGGCAGGCGTTGATGCGCATGTCGGTGATCGAGTTGCTGCTCACCGAGCGCACCCCGTAGCCGTTGCGCACGATGTGGCAGTCCCGCATGTCGGCCACGTGCATCCGCCCGGTCAGCCCGCACCCGGAGAACCGCCGAATGGTGCACCAGTCGATGCTCCACGCGCGTTCGCCGGTGCCGTCGCCGAGGTGCACCCCGTCGATGATCGTGCCGCTGGTCTCGTCCCACCCGTGCAGGCACAGCCGCTCCAGCATCACCCCGTAGACGCCGCTGCCACGCTCGACGAGCGCCCGGCCGGTGAACGGGGTGGCCGCCTGGATGGTGCAACTGCTGTTGGGGGTGTCGGCGTGCCAATACTTGGGGATGTGCTCGCCCGTCCAGCGCTGGCCGTTGAGCGGCCACAGTGTGTTGGTCACCTTGTAGGTGCCGCGCGGGAAGTACACCACGCCACCGGCCCCGGCGGCGCTGATCGCGGCCTCGATGGCGTCGGTGTCGTTGGTGCTGCCGTCGCCGACGGCGCCGTACAACTTGACGTCGACCGCGATGCCCGCGCCGCCGCCCCCGCCGCCGAGCACCACGTCGGGGCCGAGTTTGGCCAGCGACACCGCCCCGTCGGCGATCTTCGGGGTGCCGACCGCGCCGTCGGCCAACTTCACCGAGTTGACCGCCGCGTCACCCAGTTTCGCGTTGGTCACCGCCGCGTTGGCGACCTTGGCGGTGCTCACCGCGCTGTCGGCCAGTTTCGCGGTGGCCACCGCACCGTCGGCGATCTTCGCCTCGGTGACGGCCGCGTTGGTGATGTCGGCGGTGACCACGGCGTTGTCCTTGAGCACCCGCAGGTCGACCGGGCGTACCGCGACCCGGGCGGTCTCGCCGGTGTCCAGCCACAGGACGCGCTGCTCGTTGTCCGGGCCGTAGAAGCGCACCAGGCCGTCGTCGTCGGACAGCACCAGCGTGCTGGGGCTGCCCTGGTAGTTGATGAGGTCGGTGATCTGGTTGCCGCCGGTCTGGGCGTCCCAGCACGACAGCGTGATGTTGGGGACGAACTCTCCGGTGCGGGTCGACGTCCAGTCGGCGGCCGTGGCGCCGTACAGGTAACGCATGGGTGGGTTACGCCTTTCGGATGATGTAGGTGAGCACGTAGAACGCCTGCACCTCGACCGGCGGGATCATCCCGCCGTCCCAGGTCTGGGCAGACCCGCCCGGGCCGATGGTGCCCTTCTCGTGCGTGCCCGGGTTGGTGCCGAGGATGAACCGGCTGCGCAGGTCGGGGGTGTTGGCCGAGCCGAGCACGGTGGCCAGCGCGGCCGAGCCGTGGGCGCTGCCGTCGCACAGGTGCCACCCGGTCGGGGCGCTCGTCCCGCCGTAGGCCACGACGCTGCCGATGGGCACGATGCCCGCCCGCGACGTCGGGTCGGCGACGTCGACCCAGGCCGAGCCGTTCCACATGCGCCAGGCGCCGGTGTCGGTCTCAAGGATCGCCTGCCCCACCGCCGGGCTCAGTGGGCGCCGCGCGGACACGGCCAGCATCGGCGCGGGCAGCAGGTAGACCCGCTCGTCGGTGACATTGCCCGCCGCGATGACGGCGGCGCCGTTGGCGACGTACACCTGCGCCAGGGTCACCTCGTAGGTGCCGGTGTCGGTGGTGGTCAGCGTCGGCGCGCTGGGCACGGCCGCAGCGGTGCCCTGCCGCACGGCCAGCACCGCCGAGTCGGCCGACGGGTCAAGGCGCAGCACCACCCGGTCGATGCGCGGGTTGCCGCTGGTGTTGGCCCCGATGGCCAGCGCCACGTCGGCGTCATTGTCGTAGAAGTGCCCGCGCACCCCGGCCCGGCCCGAGCGCACGAACACCTGCCGTCCCGAGGAGTCGGCGTACACCTGCAAGGAGGCGTCGCCGGGGGTGCCGATCACACCCGAGCCCGCCCACGTGCGAGCCATGATCGACCATTCATCCTCCAGCACCGGGGTGCCGGTCGTGCCGTTGTGGAACGGCCACGAGGTCTGGGCCATTACTGCCGCCTTTCCAGTGCTTCCAGTCGTCGGGTCAGGTCACGCACCCGCTGGTAGATCGCCGGGGTGGTGAGGTTGGCCGCGTCCGGGTCGCCCACGCTGGGCGTCGTCACGGTTCCGCCGGCGGCGTCCACCGCGACGGTCACGGCGGTCACCACGTCGGTGTAGGACGCCTCGCCGACCTCGACGGTGACCACGTCGCCGAGTTGGTAGTCGACCCCGTAGCGCTGGGTCGGGGTGTCGACCGGCTCCATGGCGATCCCGGCGGTGGCGCCCGCCTCGGCCAGCGTCTCGTCGCCGCGCTGCTCCAGTTCCGTGGTGACGTCGGTGTCGCGGGCGTCACGGAACGCCTCGACCCGGCGCGCCCAGTCGGACTCCAGGCCGGTGTCGGCGCGCTCGACGAGCACCCGGGTGGTCTCCTCGCCGCCGCCTGCCACGAGCACCCGGGTGGCGCCCGGCGCCGACAGCACCGCCGTGGCCGACGTGAGGGTGCCCGCAGGCTGGGACAGTCGCACCGCCTCGGAGACGTCGTTGGGCAGCGCCACCTGAAGGTGACGCTCGGCTACCCCGGGCGGCTGCACCAGACGCACCCGCAGGTTGTCGATGGTCGCCAGTTGGTCGACCAGGGTGAGCAGGTTGTCGAACCGGGCGTGCACCGCCCGGGTGGTGCCCAGCAGCACCCCGGGGGTGGACAGCCGGTCGTCGGGGTCGGCGTCGCACATCCGGCGGGCCAGCAGCGCGCCCTGCCCGGCGTTGACGTGCACCACCGTGCGGATCGCCCCCTCGGCGGCGCCGCTGTAGGTGTAGTAGGCGACGGCGTCCTGATCGGACAGCGGGCTGCTCGGGTCGGGCATCACCAGCCGGTCGGCCAGCAGCGCGGTGTCGTCGACCCCGTCGACGGTCAGCAGGGCCGCCTCGTCGGCCGACGGCGCGGTCGCCGACAGCCGGGTCAGCGGCCCGGACAGGATCGGCTCGGTGTCCGACCAGGGCGCCCACACGATGATGCCGCCGCCCTCGACGAACAGCGCTGCCTGCGGGTGGGCCGCTGGCAGGGCCAGCGTCCAGGCGCCCGCCTTGCGGTGCCGCAAGGTCATCCGCAGGGCGGTGAACGTGTCGCACACCCCGACCACGGCCAGGGCGGGGTCACGCACCTCGACCCGCCATCCGGTCTGGGTCACCATGCGGTCAGCCACCGTTCGCGCCAGTCCAGGCTCAGCGTGGTGTCCGAGGTGGCCCCCACCAATGTGATGGTCAGCTCCGACTCACCGGAGGGCAGCGCGCCCAGTCGGGCGCCCGGGGACAGCCGCCCCCAGGCCGTGGTGCCGTTGACGGCGACCGACTGCTGCCCCCGGCGGGTGTCCACCACCAGGGTCTCGGTGTCGAGCAGCCCGTCGGGGACGCTGAAGGTGGTGTCGGCCACCTCGATGGTCGCGGAGTCCACCGGGCCGGTGAGTGTCCACACCGGGTACGCCTCGGCGTCGCCGTCGTTGGTGATGGTCTCCGCGCCGACGATCTGGGACTCCGACAGGTGCAGCGGCAGGAACTGCGAGGACAGCAGCCCCTCGCCGTCGGGGGTGACGTACGTCTTGGTGCGCTGCTCGCCGAGCCAGAACGGGTCGGGGCAGTGCAGCGTGAGGCCCACCTTGCGCCACAGCCCGCCCTCGGCCTGTTCCAGGGCGGTGCCGAACGGCGCGGACAGCCTGCCGTCGATCCACCGGCGGGTGCCGTCGAGGTGGGCCACCTCCAGGGTGACCGGCCCGCGCTTGATGTCCAGCAGCGCCGCCAGGCTGCGCAGCATCCAGCGCAGCGCCTCGGTGCTGGTGGTCGCGTAGTGCAGCGGCAGGAACACCTCCCGGGCACGGTAGCGGGCGGCCATGTGCAGGGAGCCGTCCCACAGGGCGGGCTCCACCTCGATCAGCGACCGGGGCGGGTCGTCGAGCCCGTCCACGCCGGGCAGGATCACCCAGCCCAGGGCGAGGGTCAGCGCCAGGCTCGACGTCCCCCGGGTCAGGGTCAGCGCCGGGTAGGTGCCCACCGGGCGCGGCGCCGACGGGAACTCCGGGGGAGTCGACGGGTCGCCGGTCGGCGGCGGGGTGGTGATGGAAACGAGGTAAGGCATCTACAGACCTGCCATGGCTTCCCAGCGCCGCCAGGCCGCCATCATGGCGTCCTCGGAGGGCTGCTCGTGGGCGTACACGTTCCAGTGGTTGGTCACCCCGGCCTGCCCCATGGAGTCCCACTGCTCGGCGGTGAGCACCGGCTCGGGGCGCCCGGTGCCGTTGAACGCCAGCGACCAGCCCGGGGCCAGGTAGCCGCCGCTGTCGTACTCGCCGCCGCTGATGAACCGGGTGGGCGGCAGCCAGCCGACGTACCCGCTGGAGCCGATGTTGGCGACCGTCTCGATGGTGTCCCCACCCCAGTTGTTGATGGAGAAACTGTCCAGGCCGGTGGCCACCGCGATGTGGCCGTTGGCGCCGGGGAAGTACCAGAACGCCAGCGCCCCGCGCGGCGGCTTGGTGGTGTTGAACGCCGAGCGCCCCAGCCGGTCGATGATGTAGTTGGGGTCGGGGGAGGTCGAGATGAGCGCGCCGGTGGTGTAGCCGAACCGGCCTGCCAGCGCGTCGAGTGCCCGGTGCACCGTGGCCAGGCATCGGTTGTAGTACCCGTGGTCGCCCTCGATGCCCTTCATCCAGCGGAACAGGGCTTCCATCAGGGGGGTGGGCGCCACCTGCTGCTTGTCGCCCCACTTGCTCAGCGACTCGAACAGGGTCTGAAGCCCGCCCAGGGCCAGGTTGCCGCCGATGGTGCCGCTGAAGCGCTCGGACAGCCAGCCCATGGCCGGGCCGGTCAGCGCCCGCACGGCCGCCCCGGCGCCCTTGGACATGAGTTTGCCGATCCACCCGGCGGGCGCCTTCCAGGCGCTGACCAGGGACTGGATGTTGGCCCCGGTGATGGGCTGCTCGCCCTCGTTGAGCCGTTCCAGGGTGGTCGCGTTGGCCGCCGCCGCGCGGGCGTTGACCACGAACTCGCCCTTGGACAGCCGGGCCAGGATCGAGTCGGACGTGCCGGTGCCCGGGCCGTCGACCCAGCCGCCGGTGGCGTACCCCTTGGGCACCGGCAGGTAGGGGATGCGCAGGTCGCCGAACTTGCTCAGGATGCTGTCGTTGAGCCGGGTGATGACGTTGTCGTTGACCCACCGGAAGGCGTCGGCGATGGGGCCGACCACGGCGTCCTTGATGCCGCCGAACACCGCCTTGACGGCCTTCACCACGGCGCCGAACGCGCTGACCAGTCGGCCCAGCGCGCCCTCGCCCTCCCTGATGCCGCCGTCCTTGCCGATGCCGAGGATGTCCTTGAAGGTGTCCCACAGCGAGCGCAGCGGGTCGAGGATCGCGCCCTTGACCGCCGTCCACGCGCTGGCGGCCCGCTCACGGATCGCCGTCCAGGCGTCGGACAGCCAGTCGCGGACGTTGCCCACGATGGTGCGCACCGTGGTGCGGGCGGCGTCGACCGGGGTGGTGACCGCGTCCTTGATGTTCTGCCAGGCGGCCGAGGCCCGGTCGCGGATGGTCGCCCACGTGCTGGACAGCCAGTCGCGCACCGCTGCGATGACCGCGCGTACCACGTCGTTGGCCGCCCGGATCGGGTTGATGATGAAGGTCTTGATGGCCTCCCACGCGAGGTGGGTGGCCTTCTCGATGACCTTCCACGCCACCGTGATGACCTTCTGGACGACGTCGATGTAGGTGGTGACGTACCACTTGATCGCCGTCCAGACACCCTTGATGATCTTCTCGACGTAGGGCCACACGACGTCGACCGCGCGCTTGATGGCGTTCCAGACCGTCTCGATGACCGCGCGGATGCCGTTCCACACGAACTCGGCGGCAGCCTTGATGGCCTCCCAGGCGGCGATCACCACCTTGCGGAACGTCTCGTTCTTGTTCCACAGCACGACGATGGCCGCGATCAGCGCGCCGATGGCCACCACGATCAGCCCGATGGGGTTGGCGGTCATCGCCACGTTCAGGGCGATCTGGGCGATGGTGACCAGCCCGGTCACCATGGCGTACACCTTGTAGGCGGCCACGATCCCGGCGATGATCGTGGCCAGTGGGATCAGGATGTCCCGGTTGCGGATCAGGAACCCGACCAGCCCGGACAGCACCGGAAGGACGTCGTCGCGCAGGGTGGCCCCGAACCGGCTCAGCGCGGGCATCCCGTCGCGCTGGAACCACTCGCCGAAGCGCTGGAAGGCCGGGACGACCTGGGTTTGGATGAACCCGGTGACGGCCTCCATCACCGGCAGCAGGGCGGTGCCGATGGTGGCCTGGGCGTTCTTCCACTGGGCGTTGGCGATCCGCTGGCGGTTGGCCAGCCCGTCGGAGGTGTTGGCGAAGTCCCCGGCCGTCTTGGCGGTCTGCTCCATGAGCAGCCGGTAGCGGGCCTGCACCTTCTGGGACTCGGTCATCGCGGCGGCGTTGTCGGTGATCCCGTTGGCCAGCGCATACGCCTGCACCCGAGCGGCCGACAGGTCGAGGCCGTAGCGGCGCAGCGGCTCGGTCTCCCCGGCCAGCCCGGACTGGAACAACTCGGCGGCCTCGTTGACGTCGAGGTTCATCACCGATGCGAAGTCGGCGGCCCGCCCGGTCAACTCCTGAAGGGTGCCCACGACGTCGCCGCCCCGGCCCGCGATGGTGGTGGCGAAGTTGGAGAACCGCACGGCCAGGGCGTTGAACTCGGTACGGCTGAGCCCCATCGCCTGGGCAGCGTTCTCGGACAGCGTGAGCACACCCTTGGCGGCCTTGCCGAACGTGACGGAGACCGCGTTGATGCTCTCGCTGAGGTCGGACGCCTCGCGGATGCTGTCCTTGAAGAACTGCACTCCCTTGGTGACCACGAAGGCGCTGGCCAGCGCGGTGGCGATGCCCTTGACGTGGGCCATCATCCCTGAGGAGAACCGCTTGCCCGACTCGTTCCCGGCGGCCCCGGCGGACTTGCTCACCTGGGTGGACAACTGCTGGCTGAAGCCGCGCATACTCGGGACGATGGACACATACCCGGTGGCGATCTCTACGGCCAAGTCGGTTCACCTCCTGCGGTGAGGGCTGTCGATCCAGCCTTGAATCCTGGCCCGGTTCTCCGGGCTGATCGGGCGGCGCCGGGGCTTGACGCCCGGGCGGGGGAACGGTGCCGGCGGTTTCGGCTTCTTCTTGGCGTTGACCGCCGTGAGCGTCCACGCCACCTCGCGGGTCGAATCCACCAGGGTGGCCAGTAACTCGTGGGTGGTCGACCAGGGCACCGCGCTCATGTCGGGCTTGGACATCGGCTTGGCCGGGGCGTGGGCGCGCAGCATCGTGGCCCAGTGGGACTCACTGGGGAGGTGGTCGAGCAGTACGCGCACCCGGCGCAGGCTCAGCCCGCCGCGCCACAGGTCGCGCAGGTCGATCCCGTAGTACCGCTGGAGGTCGGCCTCCACCACCTCGCAGTGCTCGCACAGCAGGCGGTAGAGGCTGGCTATTCCCCCTGGGACAGCCCGAAGGCCGACACGATCTGTTCCATGAGTTGCGCGGCCTCGGTCAGCGTCGGCTTGGGCCGCAGCCCCAGGAACGTGACGTACTGCTCGGCGCCCAGGGCGGCCTCCAACGCCAGGGTGATCTTGTCCCGGTCGGCGTAGTGGGCGAAGTCCATGAGCCATTCGTCGGGCGAGGCGATGGTGAAGGACTGGTCGCGGAAGGTGACCTTCGCGGTCTTGAACACGGCGTCGGCCTTGAGGGCGTCCATCTTCTTGCTGTCGGGCATGGTGGTGGCTTCCTTGTGCGTGGTGGGGTTGTGTGGTGGCGCCAGGAAGGAGACCGGGCCGGGTGGACGCCACCACGATGAGACACCCGGCCCGGTCTGGATCAGGTCAGCGTGCCGGTCAAGTCCTCGTCGAACAGGATGTAGCCGCACGAGCCGAGGGTGGGCTCCAGCAGCGCCTGATAGGTGATCCCGTAGCCGGTCTCGTCAGGCTTGACCGTCTGGTCGTCACGCTCGACGACCTCGACGCGGGGCAGCACGTAGACCTTCACCCGGCCGGTGCCGGGATCTTCCACCGGGATCACCATGGCGTAGGTGCGGTCGGACGGCTGCCCGAAGTCGACCCGGGAGCCGGTTCCGGCCACGACGGGGTCGGCCCCGTAGTAGTGGCCGATCACCTCGGCGTTGGTCTCCAGGTAGGTCAACTTGAAGGTGATCTCGGTCGAGGTGCCGATGGCGCGCACCGGCTGCCCCGACCAGTCGCGGATCACGGTCTTGTCCACGCTGAAGGCGTGCTCCAGGCCGTCCTCGGAGATGAGCCCCAGGTCGAGCAGGGCCGGGTCGAGGGTGGTCATGTCGTCGATGTCGGTGGGCAGTGTCGTGCCGTACGGGCCGGACAGCGCCTGACCGGAGCCCGCAAAGATGTCCTCTGCTGCCATGGCAGGTTCCTCCTGATGGTGTTGGGTTGGGTGTTACGGTGCGTTGCTCGGCCTGAGCAGCACCTGAGCCCCGATCACCACGCGCGGGCATCGGGAGACTGGGTCGGGCAGGTAGGAGATGCCCGTGATGGTGACGTCGCCCACCGGGTTGTCCCCGGCGGGCATGTTGCACAGCAGCCGCCGGATGGTGGCCGCCAACTCGTGGGCGGGCTTGGGGTTGCCGTCGGGGTCACCCGACCAGCACTCCACGTCCATGGCGGCCCGGTCGGCCCACGTCATGGGGGTGCCCGACCCGGCCCGGCGTACCACGATGAACTCGGCGGGCCGGGTCGCCGGGACGGTCCAGCGCACCGGCACGGTCTGGGCGCCGATCAGGTAGCCGGTGACTACCGAGGTGGCGTCGGGCCACACGGCGTCCATGTCAGGTGCCCGCGATCCGCAGGGACGCCTCGGCGGCCCGCTGGGCGGCGGCCCGCCCGTCGGCGCTCGGGTGGTGCACCACGACCACGGAGCGGGCACGCGCGGGGCCGCGCTCGTCGTAGCGGGTCACCGTCGGGTGGCGGCCGTCGACCGGCCCGGTCAGGTTCTCGGTAGAGTTGGCGACCCGGTCGGCGATGGCCTTCAGGGTGGGCTCGGCGTTGATGCGCAGGATGGCGCGCAGCGCGGCCTTGTTCGTCTTGACGATCATCCTTCGGCCCTCCGTAGGGGAACCTCGTAGTGGTGCACGCCGTCGGCGTCCCAGATCGGCAGCGGCGGGCCGTCCACCAGCCACGGGGTCTGCTCGGCGTCCACGATCCGGTCGGTGGTGTCCAGCCCGTCGTAGTTGGTCATCAGGGTGATCTCGGTGACCCCGGCCTGGCGGCCCCGGTCGGTGTCCTCGCTGGCCCGGCCCCGGGTGATCCGGCCGGTGAAGGCGACGCTGTCCCAGGTGGTGTCGACGGTGCCGTCGGGGTTGACCGTCTCGGTGGAGCGCTGCGCCGACAACGGGCGCAGCAGGTGTTCCGGCAGTCCGCTCATCGCCACTCCCCGACCAGGGCGGCCATCTGTTCACGGTCGCCGCGCCGGGCGATCCGGTAGCGGCGCAGCAGGTCTTGGGTGTCCGCGCTGGTGCGCCGCTTGCCGCTGGGGTGCCACAGGTGCCACAGGATGCTGGCCTCCTGGGGCATCGACGGGGCGCCGCGCAGCATGTGCAGGGCGCAGCCCAGCGCGAAGTCCTCACCGCCCCAGCCGACGAACCGGGGGTCGACCCCGCCGACGTGACGCCACGCCTGCGGGGTGGCCGCGACGATGCCGCCGCCGGGCAGCACGCTGGCGGTGCGCTCGAAACCGGGCCGGGGCACCTGTTCGCCGTCGAGGATGCGGGCGGTGTCCCGGCCGGTGATGCGCCGCACCAGGGTGTGGGGGAAGCCCCACCCGGCGGGGTTGTCGGCCACCGCGAGGGCGGCTGCAGCCAGCATCCGGGGGTGCACGTAGGAGTCGGCGTCGGCCAGGATCACCACGTCGGCCGTCGACCCCAGCAGCAGCGGGTTGGCGGCGCGGCCCTTCGACCAGTCCCGCGTCGGGCATCCCGCGAGGGTGACCCGGTAGTCGGGGTGCTCGCGCCGGTAGCGCTCGACGATCCAGTCCCGCACCCGGATGCGCCCGGCGCTGTCGTTCTTGCCGATGGGGATGACCACCTCGACGTTCACCATGAAGCCTCCCGAATCTGGCGGTACAGCACCCGGCCGTTGCGCACCGAGCGGTTGAGCGACCCGGGGCGTATGTGGGCGTACAGCACCGCCTCGCGGATGTGTTCGTAGGTGGCGCCCCGGCGTACCAGGGTCAGCCACAGCGCCCAGTCCTCCCAGGCGGGCCAGGGCTGGAACCCGCCGACGTCGAGCACGGCCGCCCGACGGGCCAGGGTGGTCACCGGCAGGGGGTTGAGCCGTTCGATGTCGCGCTCGGCCAGCACCCGCTCGGACTGCCGCCCGGAGGGGTGCACCTCGATCAGCCGGGGCGCGCGCAGGTCGGCGCTGCCGCCCAGCAGGGCGTCGACCGCGCCGGGGGCCAACTCGTCGTCGGCGTCGAGCACCAGCACCCATTCGGTGCTGGCTGCCCGGATGCCGTCGTTGCGGGCCTGGGCCAGTGTGTCCCCGTGCATGTGGATCACCGGGACGCCCTGCATCCGGGCGCTGGGGATCGCCCGGCGGTAGGCCAGCGACTCCCACGCCCGGCGGTCACCGTAGGTGCCCACCACCACGGTCACGTCGTCCACAGCCGTCGCCTCCTGCGGTAGATCGCCCGGCCCAGGGTCATGCGCTTGCGGGCCTGGGCGTAGAGCGGGTCGGTGGGCGCCTTGCCCCAGCGCGGGTGCAGGTGCTCGACGACGGCGTCCGGGGCGTGGGCGTACACCCCGCGCGCCTTGGCGGTGGCCACGAACTCGGTGTCCACGTACTCGTGCCAGTAGCCCTCGTGCAGCAGCACCCCGGGCTCGTCGGCGGTGCCCAGGTCGAGGTAGCGCCGATCCACCAGGGTGTGGGTGCTCAACTGCCCGGTGGCGGTGGCCGGGTTGCCGAGGTCGTTGGTGCCCACCACCAGGGCACCGTCGGCCAGCCGCGCCCGGCAGGCGTCGATCCAGCCCGGGTGGAACCGGATGTCGCACCCGCCCAGGAACAGCAGCCGGTGATCGGTTGCGGAACTAGCTCGGTTGATCTTGTGTGCGTAGTCGCCGCGCTTGCGCTGGGGCACCACCAGCACGAGGTCGTCGCTGCCGACGCCTGCCAGCACCTCGGTGTCGCCGTCGGTGACGATCCACAGCAGGTCGGCGCCCGGCGCCGTGTCGTGCAGCGAGTCGCGCAGCGGCGCCATCGTCTGCGCGCGGCCAAGCATCGGCACGAGGACGACGAGGTCGGTGTGTGTGTTCATACGTGGCCCTATGTGTTCGCCCGTCAGCGCCCGGTACAGCCGGTTCTGCGGGGGGTCTAGCCCCGACCGACCGACAGTGACCGGGCGGTGGTGCGGTAGCGGGCGGCGGTGGCCCGCTCGTCGGCGGTCATCGAGTACGCCCCCGATGCGGTGTACCCGCCGAAGGAGCGGCTGAAGTCGCCGATGGCCTCAGCGGTCACCCCCGACGAGCCCGCCTCGGCGGCGCGCTTGACCATGGCGGCCACGGCCCAGCGCACGTCCTCGGGGATCGGGTCGTACCCGGCGGTGTAGGTGACCTGCACGGTGTCCGACCAGACCGCTGCGGGGCCGTTGAGCCACACGTCGGGGGTCAGCCGCGACACGGTGAGCATGTCGAGGCCGTCGAACACCCAGCCGGTGAGCAGGTCGCCGAGGGTGCCGTCGGCGTTGACCGCGCGCACCTCGTCGACGGCGGCCACCGGGGTGCGGGGCAGCCGCAGCCACCCGCCGACGGCGCGCAGCACCTGGGTGTAGGTGCGCCGGTCGATGGGGTGCTGGGCCTCCGAGCGGAACCGGGCCGACGCCTGGGCCAGCATCTCGCCGGTCACCTGCGCGGGGCTGGCGCCCAGCGCCACGACGTCGTCGACGGTGGCCAGGTACGTCCGCACGGCGTCGGGGTCTCGCACGCTGAAGGAGTCGGTGAACGCCGAGGCGTTGTCCCCGGTGGCCACCCAGCGCACCATGTAGCGCCCAGGGCTGGGCGGGGTGTACGTGGCGGTGTACTGCCCCACCGAGGGGTGGCTCACCGTCGGCTGGGTGAGCGTGCCGTCGGGCAGGGTCACGTCGAGGGTCACGTCGGTGGCGTCGGCCAGGTCACCGTCGACGTCATGCACGGACGCGCTCAGCGTGACGACGTCGCCGAGGTCGTAGGTTGCCATTCTCAACTCCTGCTCATGGTCGCGGCCGCGGACTGCCCTTGAATGTCACCGGCGGTCTGGGCGCCGGTGATCCCGGCGACGCCACTGCTGGCGCCGGTGATGCCCGAGGCCGTACTGGCGCCGGTCATCGAGGCGACCGACGTGGCGCCGGTCATGTCGCCCGGGCTCAGGGTCTGCGCGGCCCCGGTGGCGGTGCCGACCAGTTCCAGCCAGCCGACGACGTAGCCGTCGGGGACGGCCGTCCCGGCCAGTGCGAGATGCCCGGCGGCGGTGGCCGAACCGTCGGCGGCCGCCAGCCCGGACAGCGACAGCAGACCGGAGGCGGCCACGTCGGCGCCCGCCAGGGCGTACCCGGTCAGCGACAGCCCGCCGGCGGCCTGCCCGGCGGCCAGCCCGGTGGCCTGCCCACCGAGGGTGACCTCGCCGGTGGCCTGCCCGAGCAGACCGGCGGCGACCAGCCCGTCGAGGGTCAGTGTGCCGCTGGCCGCCCCGGACGCGCCGCCGTCGGCGATGCCGCTCAGGGCCAGACTGCCAGCGCCGGTGGTGGCGGCCTGGCCCGTCGCGGTGCCGCTGAGCGTGACGTCGCCGGTCGCGGTGCCCGCCCCGGCCGCGACGGCGGCTCCGTCCAGCGTGAGGGCGCCGGTAGCCGTCTCAGCAGCAGCACCGAGGGCGGTGCCGCCCAGCGTGAGTGCACCACCGGCGGTGATGCTCACCGTCCCGGTCGCGCTGCCGCCCAGAGTGAGCGAGCCCGCCGCGTCGGTCGAAGCGACCGCGTCGCCTGCCAGGGCCAGTGAGCCGCTGGCGGTGCCGACGGCCGCCCCGGTCGCGCTGCCACTGAGGGTCAGTGAGCCGCTGGCGGTGGCGGTGCCCGCTGCTGCCGCTGCCGCGCTGCCGCCCAGGCTCAGCGACCCACCGGCCGATCCCGCCGCCGCCGCTGTCGCGCTGGCGCCCAGGCTCAGCGAGCCGCTGGCGGTGCCCGGCGTCCCGCTGGAACCGGCCACGTTGACGTTGTCGACGGTCATGGTGTCGGTGCCCGAGGGCATCTGGGCGCCGAACTCGATGAACACGTTGGTCAGGTCGACGGTGTGCGTGGTGGAGTCGAAGTTCGTCCACGTGACCCCGTCGGCCGAGTGGTCGAAGTAGACCGTGCCGCTCGCCTCACGGATGCGCAGCCAGGCGTGCGTCGTCGGGTTGTACGTCGGCCCGGCGGTGCCGGTGAACACCGTGGAGTTGGACTTCTTGACGTAGCCCTGAATCTTGTCCGAGGAGTCCATGAAGATCGCCACGGAGTCCAGCGGGATGTTGTTCAGCAGGTTGAACCGCCACTGGCCCCCGGCCGACCCGACCGCCGGGAGGCCGACCTGCGCGAACACGTGCGAGTCGGTGAGGTCGAGCGGGGCGGCCATCGGGGGGCTCCACCCGTCGTTGGGTGTCCACGAGGCCGTCCACGAGGTGCTGACCGTCTGGGACATGGCCCCGTCGACGACGGTGGGTGACCCGCCGTTGTTGTTCCAGTGCGAGCCGATGCCGTCGGCGAAGTCGTCGGTGAACGTCTCGGCCTTGGCGGCCGGGGCGTAGGAGGCGCCGCTGGCGCGCAGGAACACCGCCTGCCCGTCGGAGTCCCCCGAGCCGGTCGTGGCGGTCACGGTCGGGGCGCCGGTGGCGGTGCCGCTGATGATCCCGGCGGTGAGCACGTACATCCGGCCGTCGTTGCCGGTGCTCGTGGTCAGCGTGCCGGTCAGCCGCTGGATCGGGGTGGACACCACACAGCCGGGGATGGACAGCCGGAAGCCGCTGTCGCCGCTGCTGTCGTCGTTGTGCACGATCTGCACCACCACGACGTCGCCGGTGGTGTAGTCGAGTGTGGACTCGCCGGTCGCGCTGAAGTTGGTGCCCGTCGCGGCCGAGTCCGACCCCTTGGTGGAGGTCACCGCCCAGGTGACCGCCGAGTCGGGCTGGATCGCCAGCATGGCCGTGATGGCCGGGGAGTAGCCCGCCGCCATCGTCGAGGAGGGGTCGGACTCCGAACCCGAGTGGGTCTTGGTGAACGCCACCGCGTACACCGACCCGGAGCCGTTGCCGTTGGCGGTGGTGCCGTTGGCCCCGCCGGACTGCGCGGTGTACCCGCTCGGGATGGAGGGCACCGTGTCGTACGGCTTGCCGCCGTAGAAGCCGACGAGCAGGTCACCGGAGGTGGTGCCCGACGGCAGGGTGTAGGTGCGACCCGCGTAGGGGCTGTTCGTGTCCGCACCGGCGGTGATGCCCGTGGGCAGGAACGTGAGGGACGCCACGGGTCACCGCCTCAGTGGGGGAAGGGTCAGGACGCGGTCAGGGTCAGGCTGCCTGCGGCGAACGTGATCGAGGCGGCGGTCAGCCCGCTGGTGAGCGCCAGGCCGATGTAGTAGGTGCCCGCGCCGTACGTGCCGGAACTCCACGTGCCGACGTGGGTCACCTCGACGGTGCCGCCGGTGGTGAACGACAGCGCCCCCGAGTTGGTCATGCTGCCGCCGGAGGCGGCGTTCCACGCCACGGCCTGCCGGGCGTAGCCGCCACTGTTGGCGTTCTCGTTGGAGCCGTCGGTGCCCGGGCTCGCGGTGTGCAGCGAGGCGAACCCGGCCACGGCGGCGATCCCGTCCAGGGCGGCGTTGGCTGCTGCTGCTGATGCCAGAGCCATGGGTCAGTCCTCCTGATAGGTGAAGTTGGGGTCGGTGGGGTGTCCCTCGTCGCGGTAACGGACGGCCACGGCGTGGGCCACCGCCTCGGCGGTGTCCTGATCGGGGACTGTCACCACGGGTGGGGACACATCCACCTGGGAGCCGTCGGGCAGGGTCACCGCGCCGGTGATCGGGCCGGTGAACACGAGATGAGTCATTGAGGAAGCTCCTGTGGGTTCTCACCCGGCCGGGGGCCGTCGGGAGGGGGTGACGGCCCCCGGCTTGTCGGGTAAGGGACGGGTTACACCGATGCCGGTGCCAGGATGCCGAACGGGCTGGTGCCCGCCGCCCCGCCACCGAGAGTGTTGACCGGGTTGGCGACTGCGAACCCGAAGCGGGCCACCACGCGCAGCGCGACCGAGTCCTGCTGCATGAGGTTGAGCACCACGTTGCCGCTGTCGTCGGAGATGACACCCTCGGTGAACACCCGGAAGGTGATGTCCTGGCGCACACCGACGATGGCCTTGGAGAAGTCGCCGCCGATCAGGTCGGCGTCAGTGGCCGACCAGGCGCCGTTGCCGACCTCGTTGAGCGGGCGGCCGAACAGTCCCTGACCCGGCGCGCCCTGAAGGTTGGGCGAGTAGATCGGGGTGCCGTCGCTGGTGCGCAGCCCCACGAGCCGCCACTGGAACCCGGGCCGGGACATGAACCCGGTCAGGGAGTAGCCCTCGACGGCCAGCAACTCTCCGAGGCTGGCGACGTCGACGGCGAGGTCGTCGCCGGTTCCGGCGGTGACCACGTTCCCGGCGGCCTCGGCCGACTCGAACACCGAGGTGCCGAACGTGCTGGGGGCGTCGGTGCCGAACAGGCACGCCTGATCCAACTTGGCGCCGATGGCCTGCCCGATGAGCGGACGCACCTCGTTCCAGATGGGGATGCCGCTGTCGGCGATGTACGCCTCGGGCACCGGGACGATGACCGCGATCTCCTCGGCGACGAGGTCGATGTTGTCCCACTCGGCCTTGGTGGTCTGCTTCAGGCCGGTGTCCCCGGTCACCCAGTACGCCTGCGGCAGCACCGACAGCACCGGCTGGCGCTGGGTCTTACTCGACATGGTGACCCGGCGGGCCTGCTGGAGGATCGCCGAGCCCTGCACGGCCTCCTTGATGACCTCCTGAACCATGGGCTCAGGCACGAGCGGGTCGCCGTCGGCGCCGCGCGCGATGATGTTGTCGTATGCCACGGTCGTGGCTCCTTTCGGATAGTTGAATGCGTTATGACTTGCGGGACAGCAGGCGACGGATCGCCTCGTTGCCGTCCACCGGCTTCTGCTCGTCCTCCGGGGTGGCGCCCAGCGACAGCGACGCCAACGGCTTGGTCGTCAGCGGCTGCCCCTTCGGGGCCTGCGGGAGCGCCTTGGCCAGCGCCTCGGCGTCGGCCTGCAACTCCTCCTCGGTGGCCCCCTGAAGGCGGGGGATGAACTCGGCGGGGATACCGGCGGCCAGACCGATCCGGTAGCGCAGCGCCTCGACGCGGGCCTGCGCGGCGGCCGTTTCGGCTGCCTGCACGCGCTCACTCAGGCGCTCGGTCTCGGTCTTCTTCTCGTCCTCCATGGCCTGCAAGCGGCGGGCCGCGTCGGCGTTGGCCTTGGCCCTGCGCTCCCATTCGCGGGAGCGGGCCTTCCAGTCGGTGGTGTCCCCGGCGTCGGTGCTGCCGGTGGGGGGAACCTCGGATGCCGTTTCGGTGTCCGGGGTGGGGGTGTCGGCGTCGTCCATTGCTGTCCTTCCCGTTTCGGGTGTGTGGTGGCAGGTCGCGCCGTTGCGGCGCGAGGATCAGGGGGTGGCGCGCAGCCAGGCAGCGAACCCCTGCGGGGTCAGCGGCTGCCCGGTCTCGCGGTAGGCGGCCCAGCGCTGCTGCCACTGGGCGCTCGCGCCGGTGACCGGCCCGTCGCGCATGACGGGCTCCACCGCGCAGCCGCAGGCGTCGTGGGCGTCGAAGTCGGCGGCGCCCTCGTCGAGGTACACCGCGCCGCGACTGGCGAGCATCCCGCAGAAGGCGCACGCGGCGCTGCTGACCACCCGGGCGTAGCGGCTCACCTGCGGGTCGGCCTGCATCAGGGTCAACTCGGCCAGCCGCCCGCCGTTGAGGACGTGGCGCTGCACGGCCGCCTGCACGGCGGCCAGCCCGTCGGCCATGGCCCGATCCGGGGAGCGCCCGGCCTGGCGGGACTGCTTGACCCGCACCGGGCCGGTCACCCGCAGGCTGGTCACGATCTGTTCGATGTCCTCGGGCTGCGCGATCAGGAACCGGGGGGCCACCGCGACGTCACCGACGGCGACCATCGAGTCGGGCCGCCGCAGCGGGGCACCCACCTCGGCGCGCCGGTAGCGGTCGTAGGCCCGTCCCCCGTTGAGGGCCGCCGCCCGGCGACCGGCCAGGGTGATCTGGGCCTGGGCGGCCAGCCAGTCCATCGCGGTCTGGTCGAGCCGGTCGACGTCGAGCGCAGGCTCCACAGCCGCAGCGTCTGGGCCTGCACCGCGCGGGTCAGCCCGATCTGCTGGCGCTGCTTGGCCAGGGTGACCGCCCGGCCGTCAGCGGTCGCTGCCATCGGGTGTCCCCGGCGGGGTCTCGGGCGCGGCCGTCAGGGCGGCGGCCTGGGTGTTGAGCACCTGGGTGAGTTGGCTCAGCGAGTCCCCGGACGCCGACATGGCCCGGGCGCGTTCCACGTCGGTTTGCGTCCAGCCGGGAATCTTCTCCCACAGCATCTCCACGGGCACCTGCAACTGGGTGGCGATCTTGCCCCAGGCGTCGGCCACGGCCGCCAGGTTCACGTTGTTGACGTCGCGCCAGGTGACCTGCGCGCCGGTGTCCTGCCAGCCGTCGAGGTCGCCGCTGGCCAGCGCGTGCAGCCGGAAGGACTGCTCGTGGGCCTCCCCGGCCAACTCCTTGCGCTCGGTCGTCTTGCGGGTCTGCTGAATCTCGGCGGCCGCCAGCGCCTCGGCTGAGATGTTGGACATCGGCCCCATCAGGTGGTGCGGGGCCAACTGCCCGACGGTGGCCACGTGGCGCAGCGAGGAGTCCCGGCTGGACAGGTAGCCGTTGAGGTCGGTCTGCCCGAACTCGCCGAACTTGGTGTCCTCGTCCTCGCCGACCCACAGCCGGTTGACGGCGGCGTTGAACGGCTCGATGTCGTTGCCGTTGGCGTCCTGCGGGATCGCCATGCCGGTCACCCAGCGCTGCCGGAACGCCGCATACTGCTGGGCCATGAGCAGCCCGAACGTGGTCAGGTTGATCTGGTCTTGCAAGGTGATGAGCGGCTCGACCTCGCCGACGATCCGGCCGTCGAGGTCGGTGCGGTTCACGTAGCGCACCACCGGGCACACCCCGAGGTCGTGGCGCTCCTCACGCACGAACTCCAGGGAGGCACCCCACCAGCCCTCACCGTCGGTGTGCTCGGCGCGGAAGCGCCAGATGCTCGTGGAGTCGATCAGGCTCACCTCGCGGTGGGTGCGCCGGTCGCGCACGATCAGCGCGTACTCGGGCCACTCGTCCTGCACCGGGTCGTCGTAGACGGCCGTGCAGCGCAGCGGCGACAGCGGATACCACACCGGGGTGGGCTCGCCGGGCAGGATCAGGTTGTAGGCGGCGCCGTAGGCGAGCATGGCGCGGTGCAGCCCGGTCTGCCGGGCGTCCATCCGGTTGGCCTGCCAGCCCTCCCAGGCGGGGGCGTTGTCGGTGGCCTCGGAGTGCCGGTAGCCGTCGACGTACATGGCCTGCGCCGGGGTGTCCACCATCAGCGGCAGGACGTTCACCGTCGAGCGGCGCACGATCCACTGGAACTCGGCCCGCGCCCTGGCGGGGACGTACACCGAGTCGTGCTCACCGGCCAGGTAGCGCTTCACCTTCTCCAGGCGCGGAAGTTCGTCGTCGCGCAGTGTGAGCAATTGGCGCGCGAGGTCTAATGCCTGCACCCGGCCTCCTGAGGTTGAGTTAGAACGCGGCCACCCGGCCGGTACGCGGCCGCTTCGGCTTCGCCTTGTAGTCCTGGGCGAGCACGTAGCGGCGCACCATCCGGGCGCCGATCACGCACACCGCGGCGTCGATCTTGTGGGGGGAGTCGCGGGTCTCCTTGCCGATGGACACCCCCCAGCGGTTGACCCGCCGGCGGGCGTTGCCCACGTGGCGGGCGACCCGGGAGTCGCCGTCGTGGGGCAGTGCCCCGTCGGCGATCTCGGCGGCCGCCAACTCGGCGGCCTTGGTGAACTCCAGTACGTGGTTGCGCATGTCCCAGGCGATGGGCTGCGGGTCTTTGGTGCCCCTGCTCTCGGCCCACACCGCCAGCCCGTCGGTGTACTGCTCGGGCCAACTGACCTTAGTGAAGGACTCCCATTCGCGGACGTCGGCGTAGAACCCGACGACGTTGTACGTCTCGAACATCCACGCCACGGCGCCGTCGACCTGGAGGGCGTCGACCACCTCGTCGGTGCCGGGCTCCCAGACGCCGATGGTGAACACGAACCCGTCGGAGACCCGGCAGCCGATCAGCGCGGTGGCGTCGCGGCTCTTGGAGCCGTCGAAGAACGCCACGATGTCCTCGCCGGGCTCGACGGTCTCACCGACCCGGGCGCAGGCCGCCCACTGCTGCGGGGTCACCCAGGCGTCGAGCGCCGCCGTCGGCTGGTTGAGGTAGAACCGCCGGGAGATGTCCACCGGGGTGCGCACGTCCCAGATGGCCTCGCGGATGTCGGCCAGGTTGACCCAGAAACAATCGCCGTACACGTGCTCCAGCGCGGCGGTCAGGCTCGCCTCGTCGGCCAGGTCGGTGCCCGGCGGGGCCACTCGGGCGTCGTACAGGATGCGCGTGGCGCCCTTGGTGCGGCCCTCCTCCTGGGCGACGAACCCGTCCCAGGTGGCCTCGGCGACGCTGCCCACCCCGGGCTCCCAGGCATTCGAGGTCTCCATCATCCGAGACCCCGACTTGCGCAGGTTCCGGTCGAGGGTCTGCGACAGTTCCAGCCCGCCGTTGCCCGGCGTCCAGTGCTCGGTCTCGTCGGCCACCACGAAGGTGACCTCCGCGCCTTCGGCGGCCGTCGCACTGGAGGTGATCGTTTGCAGCTGACCGCCGCCGGGCTTGTAGAACACGGTCTTGCCGACGTCGAGGCCGTGCTCGACGACCACCCGGGAGCCCTTGCTGGCGAACGCGCGCACCATGCGCATGGTGTTGGCGGTCTGCGACTCGGCGGTGGCCGCGATCTGCACCAGCGGCATGTCCACGGGCCTGCCGATGCACCCGCCCGGGGCCGTGGAGTCGAAGTCGGCCAGCCGCACCGGGGCGCACAACTCGACCAGCGACAGCAGGGCCGCGAACGGTGACTTGCCGGAACCCTTGGCCAGCCGCCGGGCGCCGTGGCGGTACAGCCACACGCCGGTCTCGTCGACGGCGTACCAGTGCAGCAGGAACCGCACCTGGGAGTCCACGAACTGCCAGCGCTGCCCGGCCCGGGGGCCGTTGGGGTGGCGCAGGTACTTGGTCGCCCAGCGCACCGCCTCCCAGCCCAGCGTCAGCGTGGGCAGCGAGTCGGGCAGGGTGACCAGCCGGTTATGAACCGAGACGGCTCTGGTATTCGGCGAGGGCGACAACAGCGGCCTCCTCGTCGGGGTCGGACGTGCTCTTGCGGGTCAGTTCCAGGCGCAGCCGCCGCCGGTCTCCCTCGGTGGCCAGCAGCACGGTGGCGCCTTGCAGGATGGCGCTGAGCATCGACGCGCGGGGCTGCTCGGCGAAGTCCCCGATGGCCTCGGCGATCACCTGGGCGGTCATCCAGTCCGAGGGCTGGTAGAACCGCGACTGGTCGGATTCGGTCAGCGACTCGTACCAGCGCGCCGCCAGCGGGTGAATGCCCGGGCGCAACTTGGGGGCGGTCACCGGCGGGCCGGTCACCTCGACGGTCTCGGGGCGGCCGTCGACGTTGCGGCGGCGGCGCTGGCTGGAGTGCTTGGGCACCTGTCCACGAGGCATGGGTCAACCCCTCTCGGTCTGGTAGGCGTTCCACGACGCGCGGGTGTCCAGCCGCCGCAGCGCCTCGGACAGCCGCGCCTCGACGTCGCGCAGCGCGCGCCGGTCGGAGGGGTCGCCCTCGCGCAGCACACGCGCCCTCAGGTGGTAGTGCTCATCGGCCAACTCGGCGGCCAGGGCGACCTCGTCGTGGTCGACGGCGGCCGCGTAGCGAGCCCACACGCGCTGGCCCTGTGAGCCCAGTGGGCGGGGCGGGGTGGGCAAATCTGGGGCTTCCGGCACTTGTCGGGCCTCCGTTATGTTGTGAGCGTGACGCGGCGTGACGGCCCGGTTGGGATCAGCCCCCAGCCGGGCAAGGCATTGACCATCCGACAACCCTGGGCGGGGCTCATCGTTGCCGGGCACAAGGACGTCGAGAACCGCACTTGGGCGACAAAGCACCGGGGGCGACTGTGGATTCATGCCGGGCAACGGGTCGACTCATCGCCGAACGCACGCCAGGCCGCTGCCACGCATGGCGGAATTCCCGACTCGCATGGTGCGATCCTCGGATGGGTCACCCTGATCGACGTCGTGCAGGACAGTTCATCGCCGTGGGCAATGCCGGGCCACTGGCACTGGGTGCTCGACCGCCCGATGCGCTTACCCCGGCCTTTCCCCTGTCAGGGCAAGCAAGGATTGTGGGACTTCCACCGGCCTTGGGCGGCCACTGAACGGCTTGAGACTCACCCGCCCAAGCCAAGCATCGAGCCGGTGATTGAATACGTGAGCGCGGCCGCCTACCTGGGCGACCCCGAGGTGCTCGCCAAACTTCAGCGGATCAGCAGACTCCTATACGGAGAGCGATGAGCGACTAACTGTCGGCGATGCGTCTGCGGTACTCGGCCAGGAAAGCCTGCTGGCGGGAGTGCCGCAGTCCATCGGTTCGCCAGGTGTCGTGTGGGAGTACCAGCACCCGGTCGTCGGTCCACAGCGGCGACGTGGCGGGCAGCGGCTCCGGGTCGTGCACGTCGAGCACGGCCGAGTGCAGCCAGCCTTGGCGCAGCGCCTCCTCGATGGCGCCCGGTGCGACGATCCGCCCCCGGCCCACGTTGATGAGGCACGCCCCGTCGAGGTTGGACAGCACCCCCAGGTCGATGGCGTGCTCGGTGTCGTCGGTGAGCGGCGCGGCGATCACCAGCCAGCGGCAGGTGCGCAGCCAGCCCACCCATTCACGGAAGGGCAGCGTGGTCATCCCGTGCACCTGGGTGCCGGTCTCGTTGGTGCCGACGGCGTCAACGTCGAGCGCGAGCAGCGCGGGCAGCACCCGCTGGGTGATGGCGCCGGTGCCGAAGAAGGCGGCCCTGCGACCGGACAGGCCGGTCGCGGTGCCGCCGGGCTGCCACAGTCCGCTGTCCGAGCGCCGCTGGTAGGCGGCCATGTCCTTGGTGTCCCACAGCATGGCGGCCAGCACCCACTCGGCGACCCCGCGCGTCTGCGCGGCGTGCGCCGAGGTGACCGCCGCGCGCGGCGGCAGGGGTGCCAGGTGGTCGACCCCGGCGGCGTCGGAGTGCACCCACACGATGCGGTCGCGGTAGCGGTCGAACACCCGCCGGCGGCCTGCGGCGGTCATGCTGAACGACCACCAGACGGCGACCGGCCCGGACGCGTCACGGGTGCCCTCGACGGGGTAGCCGTCGGAGGTGACCGCCACGTGGGGGATGACCCGCTCGGTGAGGAACCCGGCGTGCTCCAGGGTGGCGATCACGTGCATGTGGGGGCTCCGGGGAAGGTGGCGTAGCGGGTGCCGTGGTCAAACTCGGGATGGGTGTAGGAGGTCACCTTGAACGCGGGCACGCACTCGCGCACGACGTCGAACACCGACCCCGGGTCGGTGACCGTGAACCAGCCGATGAGCCAGACCCGCTCGACGGCCTGCGCGCTGGCGGCCAGCCAGTCGCGGTGTCTGGTGAGCCCGCGCTGGCCGCCGATGTCGACACACCAGCGGGCGTTGAGCACGTCCATCGCGGCGAGCATGAGCCCGGCGCCGGTGGCCAGCACCAACTGGTCGGCGCGGTGCGCGCCGTAGTCGAACACCTGGGGGCCGTCGTACGCCCGGGCCAGGCAGCTCGGGTCGATCTTGCTGCTCACGCGGGTGCCCTCAGCGCTTCGGGGATGTAGACCCACGAGGTGGTCAGCCGCCCGGCCGAGACCTTCTTGATGACCCCCTTGCGCCCGGTCGGGCGCTTCTGCTGCGGGGCCATGGCCAGCCGCCACATATGGGGGTGGCGCCGCCGGTGGGCGACGATCCCCGGCGCGGAGGTGACCGCGCGGAACCGCAAACCCTCCTGGCGGTACAACTGCTCGGCAACCGTCTCGATGACCCGGTTGCCGATCCCCATGCCCTGGAAGTCGGGCAACACCACGGTGCGGTGCCCACGGCGCCAGCCGACGTGGCCCATCACCGGCAGGATGGAGAAGAAGGCGGCCAGCCGCTCGTCGGAGTCGTCGCCGAAGCGCACCCAGCCGGTGAACGCCCGGCACGAGGTGGACAGGTCGGCGCTCAGATAGTGATTCCCGGCAAAGACAGGCCAGGTTTCCTTACCTGCCTCACGGATTCGTACGTGAATCGGCGGGCGGGGTTGTTTCCACCCCCAAGTGAAGCGCTGGGTGTCCGTTGCGTACACCCAGTCCGGCTGCAACCACGCGGCGACGTCCTCGTGACAGGTCACGCACACCAGCCGACGGCCGGTGCGGCGCACCTGCTTGGCGACCGCGACGGACACCGACTTGGCCACCGTCCGGTCGACCGTGGAGGTGAACTCGTCCACCACCGCCGGGTCGTCCTCGGCGGCCAGGATGCGCGCCAGCGACGCGCGGAACTGCTGGCCGGTGCTCAGGTTGCGGTAGGGCCGCAGCCACGCAGGCGGGCTGGACAGCCCCACCGCGGTCAGCACCTCGACGATGTCCTGCGGGGACATCCGGTCGGGGAACTCGTCGACGATGGGGCCGTCACCCCAGTGGGGCCACTCCACGACGTCGGGCCACAGCGCGCGGGCGATGGTCGACTTGCCCGACCCGGACGGGCCGGTGACCAGCCCGAGGTGCCACTCGCGTTCGTCCAGCGGCAGGTCGGCGGCGATGTGCACGGCCAGGTGCTCGTCGCTGGGCAGGTCGAACATGCCGCGCACCTTCGCCGCGCGGAACGACGTCGCCGACGGCGAGGACATCACAAGGTCAACACGCGGCACGGCAGTCCCTCCTCGGACAGGCGGTTGAACACGGCCTCCTGGTGCTCCTCGTCGCGGCACTCCACGACGATCTCCCAGCGGGTGACGTAGGGCTCCGGGTCGGGCTCCGGGGGCGGGTCGCCGTCGGTGGTGGCCAGCAGCGCGGCGACGTCCTCGGCGGTGTACCCGGTGGCGAGCAGCGCGTCGGTGTCGGCGACCTCGGCGAGCATGGCGGCCAGCGACTCTTGGTCGTAGCCGCCCAACTCGGCGGTGCGGTTGTCGGCCAGAGCGAAGGCGAACGCCTCGGTGTCGTCGTCGGCGACACGCACCACGGCGATCTCGGCCCAACCCAGTTTGCGAGCGGCCGCCCAGGTGTGGTTGCCCGCGATGATCGTGCCGTCGGGACGGGCCACGACGGGCTTGCGCTGGCCGAACCGGGCCAGGGAGCGCGCGACCGCGTCGACGTTGCCCCGGCGCGGGTTGCCGGGCAGCGGCTTCAGGTCGTCGATGGGCGCCGCCAGGGACGCTAGGTCGGGAGCGATCATAGGCGGGTAAGGAGCCCAAGGACCACCACGACAAGGGCGATCAGGATGACGTATAGCAGGGAAATGGGAACCTCCCGGGTTTCAGGGGCGTGTGCGCGCGTGATCGCCCGGAAGACCGGGTTTCGGGCTGCTCTCGCGGGTGTTCACGCTCGGGCGCGAGTGGGTTTGCATCTGGGCCGGGGTCTGTGTGGACAGCCATCGGGCACTCTCGCCCCGAAGGTCGATAATTTGGACCGCTTCCTTCGGCATCTTGTCTGGCCCCACCGGTACCCTGGGCCTTGCGCATCATTCGCAGGGACGACCAAGTTCTGACTTAGACGGGGAGGGCGATGGCGACAAAACCGCTGAACACGAGTTTCCAATTGGCTAAGCGTGCCCGAGAAGACGAGTGGTACACACAGCTCACCGACATCCAGGATGAGTTGAAGCACTATAGAGCCCACTTCAAGGACAAGGTTGTCTACTGCAACTGCGACGATCCGCGCGTAAGCAACTTCTTCCACTACTTCTCGTACAACTTCGAAAAGTTGGGGCTCAAACGCCTCGTCGCCACCTGCTACAAGAGCCAGGACATGGACCTGTTCAGCCAGGGTGAAGCCGAGCAGGCGATCTGGCTTGAGTACACCGGCGACAAGAACGGGAACTACGTCCCCGATGCCGAGGAGATAGGCATTACCCCACTGCAAGGGGACGGCGACTTCCGAAGCGCGGAGAGCGTAGCGCTATTAGAGCAAGCGGACATCGTTGTAACCAATCCGCCATTCTCCCTCTACCGCGAGTACGTGGCGCAGCTGATGGATTTCGAAAAGCAGTTCCTCATCCTAGGCAATCAGAATGTCGTCAGTTACAAGGAAGTCTTTCCGCTGATTCAAGCCAACAGGTTATGGCTTGGTTACAACAGCGGTGACATGAAGTTCAAAGTCCCAGATCACTACGAGCCCCGAGAGACCCGCTTCTGGGTGGACGAGAGCGGCCAGAAGTGGCGCAGTCAAGGTAACGCCTGCTGGTTCACCAACTTGGATATCTCCAAACGTCACGAGGACCTCATCCTGTATCGGTCCTACAACCCCACCGATTACCCGACCTACGCAAACTTCGACGGCATCGAGGTGTCGCGATTCAGCGACATCCCTATGGACTTCCCAGGCGCAATGGGAGTTCCGATTACCTTCTTGGATCGCTACAACCCAGAGCAGTTCGAGATTCTTGGCAACAGTCGTGATCTGGGTGTTCGCATGTCGACCATTGCCGCAAAGGGCACCTACCAGCAGGGAGGGCCTCGCTTCTACCTCCCCAACGGGGATGGCACATACCGACGTATGTACGACCGAATCGTGATTAGGAACAAGCGGCTATGAACATTGAACTTCAAGACCTCACGGTTAAGGACCTAGTGGAAGGCTACGAGGACCTCGACGAAGGTGGTGTCAATGGCTATGGCGGCCGACTCGACATTCGACCGCCCTACCAGCGTGAGTTCATCTACGGGGAGAAGCAACGAGAAGCCGTCATCGAAACGATTACGAAAGGCTTTCCGCTCAACGTCATGTATTGGGCGGTTCGTGCCGACGGGGACTTCGAGGTCATTGACGGTCAGCAGCGGACCATTTCGATCTGCCAATACGTTGAGGGGGACTTCGCTTTCAATGGGCGCTACTTTCACAACCTCCAGACAGACGAGCGACAAGTGATCCTCGACTACCCGCTCATGGTCTACCGGTGCAGCGGAACGGATAGCGAGAAGTTGGAATGGTTCAAGACCATCAACATCGCTGGCGAGAAACTAACTGATCAGGAACTTCGGAATGCTGTCTACTCCGGTCCGTGGGTGACCGACTCTAAGCGTTACTTCAGCAAGACTGGCTGCCCTGCATATCAGATCGCGCACAGTTATATGACTGGAAAGCCCATCCGGCAGGATTACCTCGAAACCGCGATCAAGTGGATCAACAAGGGCGATGTCGAAGGCTACATGGCGGTTCATCAGCATGATCCCAACGCGATCGAGTTGTGGCTTTACTTCCAGGCCGTCATCAACTGGGTCAAAGCGACGTTTCCTGTTCATCGCAGCGAGATGGAAGGAGTCGCCTGGGGTGACCTCTACAACCACTTCAAGGACAGCCCGCAAGACTCCGCAGCCCTGGAAACGCGAATCGCTGCACTCATGGCCGATGAGGACGTGACTAAGAAGCGGGGCATCTACTCGTACGTGCTCGACGGCAAGGAGAAGCACCTCAGCATCCGTGCGTTCAGTCCCAATCAGAAGCGGGAAGCCTACGAGCGCCAGGAGGGCATCTGCCCGATGTGTGACGAGCACTTCGAGTTGGACGAGATGGAGGCCGACCACATCACGCCCTGGCACGAGGGTGGGAAGACGTTGGCCGACAACTGTCAGATGTTGTGCCTGGAGGACAACCGCCGCAAGGGCGGCATCTAGAGCCCCGCCACCTCGTTTATGGCCGAAAACTCTTGAACGCTGTACGGGATGTCCGACGCTCCACCCCTGCCGGAACGCGATGTCGCAGCAGCCGCCGAACGGGCCTGCTCCAACTGGATGGTCGAGGGGTGGGTATTTGCCTGAGAGCCGCCGAGGCGGAACGGTTGTTGGGATGACATCGGGTTCGGTCGGGGCCGTAGACCGATGAGGGGTCGGATGATCCCATGCCAAAGCCCGGCGTGTCACCGTTAGCGTCTGCCTGGAGTTGTCCACAGATTGTTCTAACGTTGCGAGCTATGGACATCAAGGCAAGGAGGGGGAGACTATGCCCGTTTGGACTCAGGCCAGGTACGACCGACTATTCATCAGTTACGGCGGGCCCGATGAGGAGTTCGCTAGTCGTCTTTATGAGGCCCTGACGCCGGACGTTGAGACTTACTTCTTCAAAGAAACCGCCCCTTTGGGCGCCCGGATCGACGAAGAGGTGTACAGCAAACTGCAAGAGCACGACCGCGTGTTGCTTCTGTGTTCTCGAGGATCGCTGAACAGGCCAGGAGTGATCAATGAGATAAAGGAGACGCTCGCGAGGGAATCACGCGACGGGGGGGCCACCTATCTCATTCCAGTCATGCTTGACGATTATCTGTTCGACGAGAACGGATGGGTTCTCGAACAGCCGTACCTGACCAAGCGGCTTCTTGGACGATTTGTAGGCGACTTCCGTCAGGCTCGCCACAGCGAAGAGGGATTTGATAAGGCGGTTGAGCGACTACGGGATCGACTCATCAAGGTGTGAGCCGAAATCCCACTTGCGTACGGATCGTCCGACGCTATGCCTACCCGCACGCGCTGGCCCCGCGCGACGGGGGTCACCCCCCACCCCTGATGCGGTCTCGGACGTGGGACAGCCGCTCGATGTCGTTGAGGGTGTTCACCACCCGCTGGGCCAAGGCGGGGCCACCCAGATCGGCCACGCACCAGTCGCCCAGGCCGGGGTCGCGCACCATCACTTTCGACCCGTCGGCGTAGTACCTCAACGCAGGCCCGGATGCCGCTCGGCGGTGCGCGCCTGCCGGGTGCGCGACAGGTTGGCCTCCCGTGCGGTCTTGTGCCGGTGACACGGCGTGCACACTGCCGCGAGGTTGCTCAGGTCGTCGCTGCCTCCCAGGGCGGCAGGCACGATGTGATCGACCTCGGTGGCCCTGATCCGACAGCCGGGGTAGCGCAGCCTGCACGTGTACTGGTCGCGCTTGAGTACCGCAGCGCGCAGCCGTGCCCAGCGTCGCGGCAGGGGCACAACTCGCCAAGCCATGAGGGCTCAGGTCTCCTCGTGCTGCTGCTCGGCCATCTCGTCGAGCGCGTGCAGTGTACCCAGCAGCGTCTGGGCAGCCCGCATACACAAGTCGGTCAACACTTCGGGGGAGTGATGGTCGGTGTCGAACTGCACCTCCACGCACGTCTCCCCGTAGGAGACGCCGACGCTGAGAGCCATAGGGATGCTCCTTCGATAAGCCCCCGGGCATGACAGAACCCCGCCGACACGGGGGAGAATCAGCGGGGTTCTGAGTAGGTGGGCGTGCACAGGTCACGCTACGCACCATGGTGGGACAGACCTGTCAAGGATGCAAGCACCGGCGGTGTGGCGTGTCGCTCTTGTTGTGCTCTCGGGATGGGGAGACAGGTTGGAGACAGCCGGGAGACAGGTGAAGACAACCACGGCGCCAGGCGCCGACCTTAGCCGTCGAGGGCTGCCAGCAGGTCGCAGTACAGCACCCGCCCCCGCCGGCGGCGCACCTTGCCCTGCTCGGCGTAGCGGTTGACCGTGCGGGCGGTGATCCCTGCCAGGTGGGCGGCGTCGGCTACCGACAGCCACACCCCGACGGCACGCACGAACGCGGTCAGGTCGTCCTTGCCCCAGGTGTCGCCGCAGCGGGCACACCGGATCAGCAGCCGGGAGGTGTCGATCCAGCGCAGCGGGCCGCCGCAGGCGTCGCGCACCCCGTCGGGGTCGACCGCCGGGCAGCGCCCCAACGCCCGGTCGGGCCGGTCACCGATCAGCGCCCGGGCGCAGTACAGGGCCGCGCGCATCTCGGCGGTGTACTCGTCGACCCAGGGCTGGGCGACGATCCACCCGAGGTGGCGCAACTGCCAGACCAGCACCTCGACGGTGTCGCCGGGCGCGGTCGTGCCGGGGCGCTCCTCGACGATCAGCCGCATCCATGTGTGGATCATCCCGTCGATGGGGTACACGTGGGAGGACACCCCGGTCAGGGTGCTGCGCGGGTCGAGCGCGGCGACCACGTCCAGGCGTACCGGGGCCGGTGCCTCCGGGTTCTTCGGCGAGCCCCCACCGGCCGTGGGCGCCACGCTGCCCGGCTCGGTGAACAGCGGCAGGTAGCAGCGGGCGCCGATCAGCCGTGAGAGGTCACGGTGCAGCCGGTCGGTGCACACCGCGCAAACGTAGGTGCCCGGCTCGGGCAGACCGTGGTGGCACAGCAGGCACAGCAGGCGGGTGGTGGTATCCATCAGAACAGCGGCTCCTCGTCGTGGGCGACCCGGCGAACCGGGGGTGGGGGCGGTAGCCGCCAGTCGTCGGGGATGGGCTGCCCGCAGCGGTGCGCGGCGTGCACCGTGGCCCAGTGCTCGGGCTTGCCGATGTGGGCCGCCCGGCGCCGCCACATCTGGCGGGACACCCGCCGTCGCGTCAGCGGGTCGACGGTGTAGGTGATCCGCCCGGAGATGACCGCCCAGGCTTCCCCGTGAGGGGTCAGCGCCACCGGGTCGACGTCGACCTCCAGGGCTGCGGTGTCGTCGTCGAGACCGTGCCAGACGGTCTCCCGGCAGCGCTGGGAACGAGACTGTTTCATCGGAACTCCACTTCTGCTGTGGCGTGGCGCCTCG